GCTAAGACCATCGACTTTGACAGTTTCACGGTTCAAAAATCGGGAGAGGCAGAGCGAACCCTTCGTTACCTGTCCTTCAACGAATACCTCGATTCAAAAAACGAAGCCGACACGAACCCCAACACTAGCGCACGTGCTGCTCCCGACTTTATCTACGAAACCCCCGACACTAAGATTGGCTTGTCTCCTGTACCTGATGATATCTACACGGTTCGCTACTATTATTATCAGACATCTACCGACATGGCAGGTGCAACGGATACTCCCGTCATTCCTGAACGGTTCCACGATGTTATCGTCAACCGCGCAAGATACTACGCCCACATGCTTCGGTCTGATGTTCAGTTTTCTCAACTTGCCTTGCGTGACTACACAGAGGGGTTGAGCCGTATGCGTGTCGAACTAATCAACCGTAAGGACTACATGAGGGCTGTTTAATGCCAGAAACATCGCTAATCAGCCCTGCAGTTGTTCGATTAGGCGGCGGTCTGGTCCTTGACAAAGACACCTTCTCTATTCCACCGGGGGCTGCTCTCCAGTTGCAGAACTTCGAGCCGGACATCAACGGCGGATATCGACGTATTAACGGGTTCGAAAAGTACGACACGAACCAAGTCGGTGGCTCGACGGGAACTATTCTTGGGGTTCACATTTACAGAGACCAAGTGATTGTTGCAAAGGACACGGCAGTTTACAAGGGTACGGGTAGCGGCTGGACAAGCATCGACACCGGACGAACTAGCGCAGGACGATTTGACTTTGTTAACTTCAATTTCAACAACACTGAAAAGGTTATCTGGTGCGATGGAGCCAACAATGCTTCAGTATACGATAACAGTACGGTTACTGATATCAACGCTAGTGGCGCACCTGCAGACCCTCAGTTCGTGGCTGTGTTCAAAAGTCACGTGTTCTTTGCAGGTATGTCAACGAACCCACAGGAAGTGGTGTTTACGTCTCCGTTTGATGAGACGGACTTTTCAACGGCGAATGGGGCAGGTTCGATTCGTGTCGAAAGCCCCATCAAAAAACTGAAGGTTTTTCGTGAGCGGCTCTTTATCTTTTGCGAAGACCAGATTTACTTTGTTGCAGGTTCGTCGGTTGCTGATTTTCAGATGGAACCTGTCACGCGAAACATTGGATGTGTTGACGGCTTTAGCGTCCAAGAGATAGCAGGTGACGTTATATACTTGGCTCCGGACGGTTTGCGAACCATCGCAGGTACGGATAAGATTGGGGATATCGAACTGGGAACCGTGTCAAAACAGATACAGCCCCGCCTCGATAACATTTCTAAGGAACGTATTTCTTCCGTCGTTATCCGAAACAAAAGTCAGTATCGTCTGTTCTTTCCCCAAGACTCCGGAACGACGGCTGGCGCACCGGGAATCATCGGCGTAATCAAAGCTGGGGTCGAAGGCGGCATGGGTTGGGAATACGCTGACCTGAAGGGCATCAAGGCTGCGTGTTGCACATCCGGATTTATTAGTGGCACAGAGACAGTCTTGCATGGTGGTTACGATGGTTACGTCTACAGGCAAGAAACGGGGGATGACTTCGACGGAACCAACATTCAGGCTATTTATCGTTCTCCTGACTTTACGATGGGCGACGCAGGTATCCGAAAGCTCATGCAGCGGATTATCTGGAACTACGATAACGAAGGAACGGTTAACTCAAAGTTTCGTATTCGCTACGACTTTAATTCGTCGGATGTTCCCCAGCCAAACGAATACGAACTGACAACAGGTGCAGCGGTGGCTATCTACGGGTTCGCCACCTCAACATACGGAACAGCCGTGTACGGTTCGAGTGGAACACCACTGGTCAGACAAAGCATCGAAGGGGGCGGATTTACGGTTGCGGTTCGTCTCGACGACAATCAAGGCGCAGCCCCTATCTCAATTAAAGGTTACCAACTAGAATTTACTCCGGGAGGAAGGAGATAACCAATGGCAGGTTATACCAGACAATCTACATATACTGACGGCGACGTTATCAACGCAGCGGATTCGAACGATGAGTTCGACCAGCTATTAGCCGCCTTCAACAATTCGACAGGTCACAAGCACGATGGCACGGCTGCTGAAGGTCCAGTCATCGGTTTGATTGGTGACCCCGGCATAACAACTCCGATAAACAAGGTTGTTGTTGACGACACGAACAATCGCGTTGGTTTCTTTGTAGATGTCTCAAGCTCTTCCGTAGAACAGCTACGAGTACAAGATGGGGCTGTCGTTCCCGTAACCGACAACGATGTTGACTTGGGTGCATCCGGTGCTGAGTTCAAAGATTTGTACATCGATGGTGTTGCCTATGTTGACAGCATTGCAATGCCAACTACAACCGTTACGGATATATTAGATGAAGATACGTTATCCTCTGACAGTGATACGGCGTTGGCTACGCAGCAATCGATTAAGGCGTATGTTGATGCACAGGTTACTGCACAAGACCTTGACTTCCAAGCAGATACGGGTGGCGCACTTAATATTGACCTTGACAGCGAGACTCTCACGCTTACAGGCGGTACAGGTATTGATACTAGCGGTTCAAGTAATACTGTTACTTTTGCTATTGACAGCACTGTAGCCACACTAGCTGGCACACAGACACTTACTAACAAAACTATTGATGTTGACAGCAACACCGTTTCGAACATAGAGGTAGACAATCTCAAGTCAGGCGTCCTTGACACTGACCTGAGTTCTGTCGCGGCTACCGACACGACCCTCGCTTCGGCAAAGGCTATCAAAACCTACGTTGATGCACAAGTCACTGCTTCTGACCTTGATTTCCAAGCTGACACAGGCGGTGCGTTAAGCATTGACCTTGACAGTGAGACAATAACCTTTACTGGTGGCACAGGCATTGATACATCTGGTTCAGGTAATGCTGTTACCTTTGCAATCGACGCGACTGTTGCAACCTTAACAGGTACACAGACTCTTACCAACAAAACCCTGACTTCTCCTACGATTGACCTATCCACCGTAACATCTTCTGGTGACCTTGCTGTGGCTGACGGCGGTACAGGTGCAAGCACAGCCTCCGCAGCACGTACTAATCTTGGTCTCGTGATTGGCACAGACGTACAAGCCTACGATGCTGAATTAGCTGCACTTGCTGGCCTCACATCTGCAGCAGACAAGGGCATTCAGTTTACAGGTAGTGGCACTGCCGCAACTTACGACCTAACTACTGCTGGTAAGGCAATTTTGGACGATGCTGATGCTTCGGCTCAACGTACTACACTTGGTCTTGTTATTGGTACAGATGTACAGGCTTACGACGCAGAACTAGCTGCTATTGCTGGTTTGACATCTGCAGCAGATAAAGGTATTCAGTTTACTGGTAGTGGCACTGCTTCCACTTACGACCTGACAGCCGCAGGTAAGGCTTTGCTTGACGATGCAGACGCCAGCGCACAGCGTACTACACTAGGTCTTGGCACTGCTGCTCTAGTAGATACAGGAACATCTTCAGGCAACGTAGTAGTTTTGGACGGCTCTTCAAGACTACCTGCAGTAGACGGTTCACAGCTAACTAACATCACCGTGACCGAAACAGACCCATCCGCTCTGGCTTTTGCTATCGCATTGGGTTGACAAATGACTAAATATACTTTATAATATATCCAAAGAGGAATTACTATGGCAAACGCTTTCCTATCAGAAACAGACACAGCAGTTGGAACGTCCCCAGCGACTATTCTAACTTGTGGTGCATCAACCGAAACCACCATCATTGGTCTGAGCATTGCTAACATCGTAACAAGTCAAATCACCGTAGACGTACAACTTGATGCTTCAGGTCGTACAAGTGGTGCAGAAGACAGTGTTTACCTTGTTAAAGATGCTCCAGTGCCAGTTGGTGGTTCTTTAGTTGTGGTTGGTGGTGACCAGAAGGTAGTGCTTGAGCCGGGTGACGCAATCGTAGTCACATCGGATACGGCATCATCTGCTGACGTTGTTCTTAGCCATCTTGACATTACATAAGGAGTAGGGCATGGCCTATCAAGGTAACGTACCTGCAGCTTCGTATCTTGCTACACCAGCGGTACAGCAGTTTAATGGTGACGGCACAACAACTACCTTTACCCTGAACCGCACAGTTGCTACGAAGCAAAGTATTATTGTGTCGGTTGATGGCGTTGTCCAAGATGCTGCCAGTGCCTACACTGTGCCTGATGGCGTTACCCTGACCTTTACTGCTGCCCCTTCTAGCGGCACTGCGAACATCTTCGTGAATTTCCTTGATTTGCCAGTCGGTACGGTCACTCCCCCTGATGAGTTTAAAGGTAACTTTAAGAATGGTGGCATGTTCCGTATCAATGCACAGACGTTGAGTTCGGATATTACCATTGTTGGAACTGAAAATGCTAACGTAACTGGACCGCTTACCATAGCATCTGGTGTAACATTGACCGTAGATAGCGGTGGAACATTGGTGACACTATGAGTACATTAAAAGCAGATACCATCCAGAACACATCAGGCGGTGCAGTCACGCTGACTAAGCAGGAAGCATCAAAAGCATACAATGTATTTGAACCAGATGTTGCGGCAACAATTGCAAGCCTAAATATAAGCGGCATAACAGACAATGGCACTGGTGATTTCACGCACGCATTTGTGTCAGCATTTGGTGCGGCAAAGCAATACACCTTTGCAGGTTCGACAGGTAATAGTGAAGTTTCAACAACAGCTATAGAATATTGCAAACCTCGTGAAGAAGCAGTTATTTTAGCTTCCTCAGTGCGTACAACAACTGGGTTTGTAACACCTTCATCATCTAATGCAAATGATTATCCTAATTCTAGCTTTGCATGTCACGGAGACCTAGCATGAGTACCATCCTAGTTGACAATCTCACAGGCAAGACCTCTGCTGGCTCTATTACGGTGACGAGCGAGGGCGGTGCGGCTACTCA